TGCGTAGTTCACTCATTTACAACCCCAGAGCGTCTTTGAGACGCAGTGATTTCTCATTCCAGACATTTTGCCTTTCTTTCCCAGACTCTTCACCTTCTATAGCACCTGCTGGCCGGTAAGCAGCCAGAGCATCTGCCAGTAATCTAGCAGGACTTGCACCCGTGATTATAGGTTGTCTTCACGGTCTAGCAGGAGGAGGAACGCTTGTGACAGTTGGATATAACTTCTTTGCTTCTTTCTTGGGTTCTTTCTTAGGCTCTTCTTTCTTAGGCTCTTCTGCTTTTACTTCTGGTGCAGGAGGAGGGGGAGGAGGAGCGACAGGCGGTGGAGTAACAGTGACTGGCTCTAACGCAGTCGGTGGAGTAAAAACATCCGTGACCACCTCAGAAACTTTCTTTTCCTCGGGCGGCGTTACTTCTGGAGGTTTGTCTCTGTAACCTTGAATAGTAACGTCTTCCAATCTGGGAGGAGGAGGTTCATATGTTTCGAACCCCGGTTGGGGAAGTTGTTCGTACTTAGGCCTAACTTCAACAGGTTCTAGTGCTGTTGACGAAACGTCAGTAACAACCTCAGTTTTTTTCTCTTCTGGCAATCGTTCATACTTGCCAAGGATCTCAACAGGCTCAAGACTTCTGGTTGTATCTGGTGGAGGTGTTGTTATATCTGTCTGAACAGGAGTCACATTTGCTACGTTAGCCGTTTCTCTTTGACCCTGAACAATGACTTTTTCTAACGCTTTTGGTTCAACCGCTGGTGCTGGTTGTTCAGCAACCTGATTGATTAAATCTGTGCCTGTAACCGTAGGCGCAACAACAGGCGCTACATTTGCTACGTTAGCGCCTTGTCCTTGAACTATGACTCGTTCTAACGCTTTAGGATCAACTGTTGGAGTGGGTTGTGCAGCGACTTGCTTGACCAAATCAAGATCTGTAACTACGGGCGAAACAACGGGAGCGGGTGCAACAACTGTTTGTGAAGGGAGTGTTGCTTCTGCGGCTGGTGCAACAGAAGGTGCAGCGGCAGGGGGGGCGGCGGTTTCGATAGGACCGTAAGTCTGCTCATAGATTGCTTTATCTATGGCGTATTGATTGAGTACTTCTTGATAATTAGCAAGTTCTTGTCGCCTAGCGGCATCCGATTGAGTGACAGCCTCGATTTCTCTAGCAGCAGCCTCTTGTGCTGCCGCATCACTGGCTGGAGTAACAGCAGCTTGGGCCTGTTGAACTGTCTTGGCAGGATTGTCTAACGTGCCTATAGCCGTTGCCGCTGTGTTTAACAGCGTTTGATCCATGTCTCCGCCCGTGGCTATGTACGTCCTGGCGGCAGAACCTATAATTTTTCCTGCATCAGGATTCTCGGTCATAGCGCCTTGCACACCAGCCCCAACACCGGCAGCAAATGCGTTGGTTAGAACTTGACTGGCATCTCCGCCTTTGAGGATTGTCCCGGCAGTAGATCCTGTTACGGCTCCCGCAACACCACCGCCCATAGAAATGTTAAGACCAGAGGCAACTCCTGCCCCAGCAGCATTTTTGATGACATCTTCTACAGTGCCGCCAGAAACGGCAGTTGTTGCCGCAGAAAGAGCAGCAGCGCCAACACCCGCAGTTACTGCGGCAGATGCGCCTGTAATGCCAGCAGCAGAAAGAATCCCAGATCCAAGTGTTAAACCAATACCAGGATTGACCAACGAAGCAACAGCCAAGACGGTGTACCCAATGTTGTTCATCCAACTGTCAGAACCACCTTGATCTTGTAAATATCTTTGGGCTATTCTTTGAGCATTTGCAACATATTCAGGATTTGCTGCTAGAAAATTTTGGTATTCATTGTATGCGGCTATTTCCCTGGCGTTTTGCTCTGGCGTGAGTTCAACAACAGGCTCAAAACGCTGCCCCTCCTCGTAATCGTACTCAAAACTTCCCGGAGGATACGGGTTGTAGAAGTTGCCATCTGCATCGTAAGCCATTACTGACCTCCTGCCAGAGTTCCCATAGTCGCAAGCGCGGCCAAGGTCATGTAATTAACCTGCTCTGGTAACTCTTTCTCTGTGAGGATCTGTGCGCTCAACAATTGTTCACGCAGGAGCGCATACAGGCTCTGGTCCTGTATTGCCTCCTGTGCCATCTGCCCTACAGACGCCATAGTCCTGGCATCCAACCCATACTGCTGCATGAACTGCTGGGTTGCGGCCTGTGCTTGTTCCAGTTGTGGGTCCATTACAGTCTTAATACCTTGACAATTTGTTCATGGATGCTCAGATGTACCCCTATCCAATCATAGAAGTCATCTTCAACATTCCAGTCTGCGTTGATCAACTGAAAAGGATTGTCTAGGTTCAGTTGACTTGCCAATCTTTCATGTTCTTGGTTGTGAACAAACAACCAGTCATCTAGGTTATCCGGGTCTGAGTCTATCAAAGGATACTGAGGTATCAGGATTCCCTTGTCAGCCAACTGCTCGTAGAACAACTTGTGCTGCACACCGTTCTCAAACAGCATCGCTCCTAGACCGTCTACGTCTCCAAACTCAACGTATGACAGGTCATCCATATTCATAGCTTTTACAGACCAAACAGTTTTTTGAAGAACTCTGCTGCAACACCTGGACCAAACAACACCGCTGCGATGACTGCGTAGAGGAGATACTCGATCTTGGTCATCCGCTTGTCGCCAGCGGCCAACGTATCAGAGATTTGCTTGTACCTCTCGGCACAAATAGCTTCGTGCACGGCTAGTTTGGTTTCAACATTGTCAGACATTTACCACCCATGACATAGTGGCCTCGTCCCAGTTGTAACGCTGACCATCAGTTGGCATCGGTGTTGGCGCATCCCACAGGCAAGTAGACTCGTTCAGAGTCCAACTAGGGAAAGGCTGCGGAGGTATGAACGCATCCCTCTGGGCGTCGTACTTATAACCGATACCTGCGTAATTCTTGCGGAATGGCTTTCCTTCTGGATGCTGACCACCCTGCGTGTTGTAGCTGGTGCGCTTCCAGATGTTGCCCGTTTCAAGCAACAACAATTGTTCCATCCCAGATTTTTCCGTTTCATCCCATCCGGGAATGACACGGATTACAACATTCTCGTGATTGAGTTCTGCGTAATGTGCCATTTACATCACCATTGAATAGAGCCAGTACCAGCGCTAAATCGGTACACTTTGTAACCAGAACGGATGGTGGTGTTTGGCGTGGTTGAGCCAGATGAATTATTGACCCACGCACTTCCGTTCCAAGATTGGGTGGTCAACCCCGCGCCGATAGACGACAGGTTATTAAATGTATCTGGGTAAGCAATAATCACAACACCAGAACCTCCTGCACCAGTACCAAATGCAGTTCCTCCAGACGCCCCGCCTCCGCTTCCGGTGTTAGCAGTTGCAGTTCCTCCCGCCGCGCCAGATCCACCACCATTACCACCACCCGCTTGACCTGTTCCAAAGAAGGCGGTTCCGTCAGATCCACCGCCACCACCGCCTGCATAAGATGCAGACAAGCCAGTTATGCTAGTGCCAGATGTATAAGTTGTTCCCGGTCCACCATTGCCCGGAGCATTGACCGCCGCAGCAACGCCAACACCGCCAGAACCCCCTCCTCCTCCTCCATAAGTAGGACCGTTATTAGCACCTGTTCCCCCACCAAACCCTTCCCCTGACACTCCAGTCCCCGGAGTGTTAATTGAAAAAAAACCCGCCCCACCACCAGAACCACCATTCCCAGCAGCAGTAGAAACACTGCCACCACCACCGCCACCGGTTGTTGAAACTGATGAAAATACCGATCCAGTCCCTTGACTTCCTGTTGCACCAGCGGACCCACCTTGAGGACCTCCTCCACCAACAGTTACGGTGTAAGGGGTTCCAGAAGAAACAGATAAAGAAGATGCAGTTTTAAGCCCCCCAGCACCGCCACCTCCGGTATAGCCCCCGCCGCCCCCGCCCCCGGCAACAACGAGATATTCAACAGATGTTGGTGCGGTCGGCGCAGCAGAACCCCAACTTAAATTTCCTGCTCCATCAGTAACTAATGACTGCCCTGAAGTTCCGTCTGCAACTGGCAACGTCCACGTTACGTTGGCAGCAATAATTGCGTTGGCCTTGAATCCAACATAGCGAGTTGACGTAAGATTGCCGTACCTGAAAGTGTTTGCAGATCTGATGGTCACGTTAGAACCGTCAGTCGTTAAATTGGCTGCACCTGCAAACGCACCGCCGTTGTTGTACTGGAATTCTGTAGTGTTCCCACCTGGGCTACCGCTTCCAGTGACGGCAGCGTTGCTAACCCACGCACCGCCAATGCTTGTGAGTACGTTGCCAGCGGTCCCCGGCGCAAGTCCGTACAAAGCAGAAGTGCCGTTACCAATCACAACATTCCCAGAAGGAATTGTTGTCAAACCAGTCCCGCCATTCCCAACCACTAACGTCCCTGTCGCATTTGCAACAGGAATGTTGGTTGTAGCAGCCATGTTGCCAGACGTAGGGCTACCCAACGCTGGGGTAATCAAACTAGGGCTAGTGACAATTGGGCTGCTGTTCATCACAACAGACCCAGTACCCGTAATAGGGTTACTGACCAGTTGTTTTGTTGAACTGCTAAATACCGCCAGAGATGCCGTTAGATTAGAAACAATCAGGTTCGCAGCAGTGGTCGTGCTACCACTGAATGTGAGGTTTGCATCTCCACCAAATGCACCAGAATTGTTGAACTGGATCTGGCCGGGGTTGCCACCAGGAGTCCCTCCGCCTCCAACCGCAGCATTAGATACCCAAATTCCACCGATACTTGTCAGGACGTTTCCTGCCGTACCGGGAGCAAGGAAACTAATATCAGGTGTTGTACCGCCACTAGAAAATACTGGAGCGGTAGCAGTAACAGCAGTGACCGCGTTGGCGACGGCTCCAGTAGCGGTCAAGACCCCAGTGGTATTTGAGAACGAAAGACCCGTTCCTACCGCTACGTTTCCAAGTTGACCCGTAGAGTTGGCCCACGCAATCCCCATGAACGTAGCAGAGAGCGTAATTGCCGCATTGCTAGTCGAGTTAGCTACCGTGCCAGAGAATCCGTTAGCAGAAACTACGCTGACGTTAGAAACCGTTCCCGACCCTCCGCCTCCACCGGCAGCAGAAATAACAATTGTGTTTCCTGGGCCATTGTCTGTGATTGTGACGTTCGCGCCCTGAGTCAGCACTCGACCCGATGCCAGATTCCCGTTAGCAGAAACAAGTATGTAAGAGGCGGTATTGGGTGCAACATTGGCAAGTTGCGGAACCGCATTGCTAATCCACGCACTTCCGGTGCTGGTCAGCACGTTCCCTGCATTACCTGGGGCCACAGACGCAATAGGACTAGTACCGTTCCCCAGTAATACGTTGTTGACTGGCAGAGTTACCCGTCCAGTGCCACCGTTTGGTACGGTCAAGGCATTCAACAGAGAGAGATTGCCTACGTTGGCAGTCGCAATGTTGCCAGTAGTGATGAACGCGCTAGTAGCGTTGAGTGTCGTGACGTTTGCAAGCGTAGCCGTGAGGTTAGTCACGTTGATGCTTGTCACATTGACGTTTGTGACATTGCTCGTGCCACTTGTTATCGTGACATTGGCGAGCGTAATGTTGTTGAGCGTGGTGACTGTGTTGCCAAGCTGGACAGACGTATTGCCGATGGTGATCGGCGTGTTGAAGTTGCTGTCTAGCTTAGAGAGAGCAATGTTCCCGCTTAGATTGGCAAAAGCAAATGGGACGGTCATCAGAACCTCGCTCTCAATTCGTGTTCAAACTCAAAAGTATTCACAGTATAACCAGCACTGTTACTGTTTATGGTTAAACCAAGGTATTTGCCGTACTGCTGGGCGTCTGATTTGTACAGAGCGTACCCGTAACCTGTTTCCCACCCTACAGTCTGCAAACTGTTGTTCTGCCAAATCACCGGCTGGTAGTAATTATTCAGCCAAGTGACCGTATTGTCTATTGTATAAGCACCAGTCGCCCCTGTTCCCTGCTCATTGTCCACGCTAATGAAGAGCGTAGACGATGCCTGCAACTGTGCCTCGATACCAAACTTCAATGCCTGCTTGGTCCGTATGGGATCACCCATAGGCATCAAGGCAGTCTGAATCATTGTTGCTACATTGGCCGTGGAATTAGCATAGAGACGGAAGAGGCTTGAGCCTGCGGTCCCATAGAGACGAATGACCCCCGCTGTAGGGACGGAAGTGATGTAGTCCAACGCTCCTTGGGAGGTTAGAAACCACCTCTTCTCGAAGAACACGGCTTGGACCTTTCTCGCTCCAACTACCGGGTCGTTGTAAGTGAAGGAGAATGCCGCGCATAGTATGTTGTTCAGTAAGACCTGACCACCACTGATGGGTTTGTCGAAGTCTATGAGTTGGAATATCCCGTCTAGAGGGTCTGACAACTTGCTGGTAGTAGAACCGACCAGGGAATAGACCCCATAGTCGTTCATGAACAGCACAGCTCTAAAGAACGGGAAAATAGCGTAGATACGCTTGGTTCCTACGCTTGCGGATACGTTAGTATTTGTAAATAAAGTTTGACCGTTAGTGTCAACGCGAACGTCAGAGAAGACGTTGATGCTTGTCTCACCAAAGATGTACAAGAAATTATTGGCTGAGAGCAGCGCACGGATGTTGCCGTGCAGCGTAGAGTCAGACAGAGTAATTGAGCCAGCAGATACGCTGGTGAAATCACTGTAAGAGTCTGCCGCTGAATAGTAGACGGTACGTCCAGCAGCTACCCAGGTTCTACCCGAGAACGTAGCGGTAGAAACCAACTGTTCTGTGTTTACAACTGCCGTGACATTGGCAGCGGTTGTGAAACCACCACCAGAAAGACTCACGCTTGCGTTGGTGTACCCAGATCCTGGGTTAGTCATGACGATTTGCGAGACCGTATTTCCCAGAACAATCGCTGTAGCAGTAGCAGGCGTGACGTTAGACCCGCCGATAGCCACCGTTGGTGCTGACGTATAGCCAGATCCACCGTTGTTTAGCAGGATGCTGACTGTGCCGGTCTTGAACGTAACGATCTGGGCTATGGCATTGGCGCCAGACCCTCCACCACCTGAAAAAGTTATGGTGGGAGATGACGTATATCCACTACCTGCGTTGGTCAGGGATACACTGCTTACGCCACCAGTCGAAATGACTGCATTGGCAGTAGCTGCACCGCTGGAGAATGTCACAGCAGGGACAGTTGTATATCCAGACCCTGCTTCTATGACTGTGATAGAGACAACAGCGCCACTACTGATGCTTGCGACTGCTGTAGCCTGGGTTCCACCCGTGATGTTGGGTGCGCCGATGGTCACATCCGGTACAGCCGTGTATCCAGACCCGCCAGAAGTCACAAAAACCGACCTGATACCACCAGATCCGGTAACGATCGTCGCCGTAGCTACTGCTTGCACCCCGTTAGCATCGTTGGGTGCGCTGATCACCACGTTTGGCGCAGATGTGTAGCCAGAACCAGGATTTGATACTGCTATCAGGCCAACGGACCCGATAGAAACTAAGTTAGCACCGTTCCAGCTAGACAATCCGTTATCTGGATCGGCAATGATCAGTCTTTCATTCTTCCACTGGGCTGCACTGACGTTTGCACCGCTAAACGTGCCTGCAACTGCTACGTTGCTAGTCACATTGCTAGTCAGATTGAACGCTTGCGCCCGACCGTCTATCTGAAAACTGACTATGTAGTCAGATACATTGATGTTTGTAGACGTTAGGAAAGAAGTTGTGTTGCCAAAGACAACAACATTGCCTGTGCTGTTTGCAACCGCGCTCTGAGCAGGAACAATCTTGATGTTGGAGTCGCCAATAGGCATGGCGTTTTCCAACCACGAGAATTCATCGTCCCTAATGGCCGTTCGGTTGGCTTTTGTGTTTATGCCACCAAACGTCTTCAGGACAGTGTATCTTTTTTGCTGTTCCTGAGATGCCATGTTAGTAAGGGCTGCTATACGGGTCCGGAATCCTGCGCGTGAAGACTGAATTCAACACGCCCTGCACCTGACGGTTGTACTGCTGTAGGAAAATCTCAGATTCTCCGTAGCTCTGCTCTTTGTACTTTGCCTTGTAGGCCGCGTAGAACGCCACAGGAACGGTGTACGGGTCGTTGATGGCATCAACCAATGTGGGATTGGTCAACACGAGCGGAGAAGGCAGAATAACCGTGTCTACTTCCATGCTGTAGGACTGGTCAGGCACGGGTGAGATGTAGATTTGAGATTGACCATACGTTGAAAAGCACACAGGCCGTCCAACGTAGTTCTGCCAGTAGCGGAGCTGGGCGTTGAAGTTCGTCCAGGGCAGGTATCGCAGGGGAATCCTAGAATTTCCCCAATAGATGGTCAGGTTAAGAACATCCAGAGTCTGCGAACCATTAGGTAGCGACGAAAACGGGATGATTTCTGCATTCTGAACGTACAACAGACTGGCTGTGCCGTT